TGTGTCAAATGCTTGCTCAGGGGTTTCAACGAGAGGGTTGCCAGCAAGATTGAAGCTCGTGTTTAATAGTATACCATGCCCTGTCCGTTTTTTAAACTGCTGCAGAATCTCGTAGAGATGTCCGTCTACTACGGTCTGTACCCTGCAGGTGCCATCAACGTGAGTTACACCAGGGATGATGTCGGTTGTCACTTTATAACACTGGGTCATGAAGCGACTTGCTTGTTTGATGTTGAAGTATAGGTGTGCGTCTTCTTCTAAGACACATGCTGCGAATGGTCTATACCATTCTCTTTTTTTAATTCTGTTTACTATTTCTCTGGCATTTGGGACCAGCGGATTAAAGAGGATGGAGCGGTTGCCCAGTGCTCGCTGTCCAGCTTCAGAGTATCCATCATATACTGCGACACTCTTTTGTCTTTCAAGGAGTTTAGCAACTTCTGACGCTGTTGCGACAAGTCCTCTGAATTGTGATACGTCATACTTCCAGCCGTGAAATGCAGTTGTAGTTAAAGGTCTAGGTTGATTGTCTTTGGTGTTGATTCTCCAGTGGTACATTGCAGTGCCAACAGAGATGCCAACATCAGTTGCCATGGGTTCAAAATAGAATTCTACATCGGGGAAAGTTTCTACTAACAATGTATTAGTTATAATATTCATTGCGTAACCACCCGTAAAACATAACTTTTTAATACCAGTTTTGTCCAATGCCTTACGAACCAGACGAATAATCACGTTTTGTGTATCCTTCTGAACCGCTTTTGCGTAGTCAGCGTAGGGTTGATAGTTATGTTTCGTAATCTCATCAGTGACATCAACTCCCTTCTTGCCGAAGATCTCTTGAGCAATGTCAATGAAGTTGTCAGGACCATATCCATAGAAAAATAGGTTGACATCCCTACAGTGGAACATCATATCATCAACGAAGAGATCGTCTTTGATGTGAGTTTGATTGGTGTCCTGACCATAGGCAGAAAGACCCATGACTTTACCTGCCTGCAAGGCAGTCTCACCCATCATAACAGCACCAGCACTGTAGAGATAACCCAGACCCATCATGCTCTGCCTGTGGACCTCAGCAGTGGGATGGAGTTTCTGCAGACGGTCTGTCTCTGTGGGCAAATCCATCTGTTCTGGGAACAGTTTGATGAAGTTCTTGTAGATCTCTGTGAACCTTGTGCCCTCTGCAACGTAGATAGATTCTGCTTCAAAGGAGAGTTTGTCCAGAGACCCACTGCCATCCACCACAAGCACCAGAGACTTCTCAAACCCGCTGTTGTAGTACGCTCCAGCAGCGTGTGCGAGGTGATGACGCTTGTCCTTGATGACCTTCGGTATGCTGCCATGCTTTTTCTTGTACGCCTTCAAGAACATGTCAAGGTACTTCAGACCACCATCATACATGAACGTCCTATCACCAAAATAACATAGGACAATGAGATCCACAGGATCCTTCACGCGAAGAAGGTTCTTGTAGATCTCAAAGTGATGGAGGTCGTGCTTCTCTCCGCTAAATCTTTCTTCTAGAAAGTAGTTCTTTACCTCTCCGTCGTAGATACAAGCAGAGCAATCATGATTGCCATATTGAATTGCTAGCACCCTCATACTTTTAACCCAGCAAACTTCTCAAACATATCCTTAGGACTTTCGGCAATGAAGTCTTGACCAGAATCTGCAAGGTTTTCCTGGGCAGACTGCTCAACATCATACAGTCTCATTTTAGCACGATCAATGCCAACCACAAAACGCTTGTTTACTGTCGGATCATTGTATCTGTTCTTCAACTGCTTCACCATGATCTGTCCCACCTGTTCAAGGTCTTCAGTTGAAATAAGGGCAAACATAAGATCAGCAGTAGCAGGGAGACCAAAGGACTCAGAAGTGTCAGTAATGTCAACATCACTGCTACCATAACCAGAACGAGTGGTCTGGGTGGCAGATACGATAGGGACCTGGGCTTCGACAGCCAATCCTCTAAGTTCTTCTGCAATTGACTTAACAAGAGTATAGGAATTAATATTGGCAGCCCCTTTGTAACGCGAAGAGGAGCAAATATTGAGATAGTCCACAAATATAACGTCAGGTGTAAAAGACTTCTTAAGTGCGAGATCGTTAAGAAGTGCTCTAAAGTGTCCAACATTTGCCGAGGCGGTGGGGTATTCTTTAATTATAAGTTTACCCGTAGTACGCTGTGCCAGTTTGTGAACTTTAGATTCAAACATCATCTTGGGCAGGTTGGCAAGATCCTGAATAGGAACGTTCAAGAGATTGGCGTCGATGCGTTCAGCAATCTTCTCTTCAGCCATCTCCATCGTGATGTACAGGACGTTCTTGCCTTGTAGCAAGCAAGCAGCGGCAACGTGACACATAAAGAGAGACTTACCAACACCAGTGCCTGCAAGAGCAATGTTGAGAGACTTATTACAAAGTCCACCCTTTGTAATCTTGTTGAAGAGTTCCAGGTCGAAAGGAATTTTGTCCTCAACTCTGTGGTAGGAATCGTAGCGTTCCTCGTAGTCTTCGATGTAATCATGTCCAATATGATTATCGAACGATACAGCGAGTGCTTCGGATAAGATACCAGGGATAGCACCAGTTGACTTGGCACTATCCTTACCGTCAGCAATCTTGATACTCTCCATGAGAGCAAGATATATAGCACGTTCCTTACACCACTTCTCAGTGGTTGTTAACATCCAGTCAAAGTCGGACTGCTCATCCTCAATAGTCTCGATGAACTGCAGCATGGACTTGTGCTGCTCATCAGAGATCGTATCAAGGTTACCTACCTCAATCTCCAATGCCTCTTTTGTGGGAGATGCATTGTAGATTTTGTAGTATTCATCGATTACCTTGAAGGTTTGCTTCTCCGTAAACTCAGCAAAGTATTCTGGTTTAATGAAAGGCAAAGCCTTCCGAACAAACTCCTCATTGAGGATGAGGTTCTTCAGTACCAGATGCTCCACTTTGCTCATTCTTTTCCCTCAAGCTGAAATTAAACATTAATGTAATTCTCTTATCCTTGGATCTGTTCGCGGGGGAACTATGTTCAAGATAAGATGGGTAGATGACTACATCTCCAGCGTTAACGTAGAGACCAGCACCTGTTGTCCACTCTTTCAAACCAGGATCAAGTGCTCTGACAATAGACCTGAGTGGATGGTGGTATATATCAGAGTTATTGTTGTCAATGGTTACATAATGGACTGCTGTGTACTGACTTGGAAGAGTGTCTGTTCGGTCAAAGGATTCTCCTGGTAGCAGGACACGAATGGTGGTGCCTGTAATGTATGCTATATGAGTATCATAGCACCCCTGGTCCCTCATGAACTGCTCAATGACGTCAGTATAAGGAATGATAATGTCTTGCAGCGGTTGGAACCAATAGTCAAATGGTGAGGGCACCTCAAACCTGTATTGGTCAAACCTCTGCTGGCAGAAATCAACGAAGTAATCATTGTTCTCTACATGATACTTGTAGAGAGGGATTGGAAATAATTCTGTCCTCATACTTTATCAGTTCCATACTTATACTCTTGACCAGCAGCCCAATCAAGTTGCTCCATCACTTCGGGGGTGAAATATTTTTCGGGATAAGCATATATAGCAGAAGGATAAACGGAAGATTCCCCAACAACGACACGATTCCCCTTACGGGTGAATACTCCGTACTTCTCACCCAACTCCAGTAATCCATAATACTTATCAAGTCCCCTTGCGTCATAGAACAACCTCGTTTCTACTTGAGAATTTTCTTTTGTCAGACGTGACTTTGCTGCCTTTGCTTTGATGATGTTACCTACTACTTCTTTGCCATCCTTTTCCTTAGACTTGCTGAGATAAATGATGGTAGAAGCAGCGTACTTAAGACCACTGCCACCTCCCATCTCCTTGGTAGGCACGTAGGCACCAACAACGTCATAGGTATGGTTAGTAACTAACATTGGAACTCCCGCCTTACCCAACTTGAGGGTCAGAATACGGAAGATTGCTTTGACAACTTGAGCACGGGTCATGTCACGAGTATCCTTTCCATCAGCAGAATCTTGCATCTCCTTGCTGGTGGACAGCATACCCAGACTGTCGAGGACAAACATCATAGGTTTGCGATCATCCTCTTTCTGCTCCAGATACTTGTCGAGGATCTTGATTGCTTGGGTACGGAACTCTTGTACGGTGGTTACAGGAACCAAGATCATACGATTGCCATCGATGCCACGCTCATCAATCATGGACTTGGTGATTGCTGCCTCAGATTCAAAGTAGACAACACCCGCATCGGGATTGCTGGCAAGGTAGTGTTGGACTACACCGAGACAGAAGAAGGTCTTACCCGTACTAGATTCACCAGCGATAGCAGTGATCTTGTTGGCGGGAACTCCACCAAAGATACTACCACTGACAAGGGCGTTAAACATGTAACTGCCGCTGTCAACATAAGAATCAACATCACCGACCGATCCCTCGGACATGAGACCAGCATATTCATTGCCGATCTCTTTAACTACATCTTGTAAAAAACTCATGTGAATAAAAATTCAAGGTTGGACACTTTCTCCGTCTTCCATCCTATCACGTCAGTGATGATGTGTAAAGGATCTAAGAACGCTTTTTTGAACTGGGCGTCACGGTCAATACTATTCTCCAGATCGAGTTCCCTAGGGAACGTATTGAGAAAGGAGATGACATTCTCACTAATCTTATTCGGACGCCGCAGGTATAGAAACTTGATCTTTTCACCTTCTTGGACTAGAGGGTATTTGTGTTCAAGTTTCCTCTGTGCGATATAAAAATTATAAAGCAACGTGCCACGAACATGTATAGGGCATCCCTTTGAATACACGGTTCCGTGCGCTTTGAACTTTGATAGACCATTGACCGACCTCGGAAACGCAATAGCTTCGGGCGGTAACGAATCGAATTCATCCCTAAACCTATCTATGTAAGAAATGAGATCTTCTTCAGTATTTGTCATCATAATTGTCAGGGCTTCCTTAATTGCCTTGCGACAAGGGGCAGGAGTGGATGACTTCACTGCCTCAATACCCATCATTTTCAGTTTAGGTTCCTTGTAGCGAACACCTTCGCTATCCCACACGTTGAGAATGTATCGCTTCTTGGCAGTCCAGATGCCACGGTCAGCGATGTTCTCACGCTTCATCTTCATTTTTTGTTCATATGCCTGAGCGTAATCCGCAAGTTCCTGATAACTGGATTCGATGAATGGTTCCAACTTTTCTTGACAGATCTTGTCAAGTATCCCCACAATTGCTGCTTTATCGCCAGACTTAGAACCAAAAAATTTATCAACAAGAGGTCCAAGGTTAAGATAGATGCTGTCGGTGTCAGATGCAATAACATAATCAACCTCCTCAGTTTGCAAAAGTTTATTTAGATACTGATTGACTTTGTTTTCAATCCAACGTATAGAAACTTGACCAGAAAGGGTGATTGCCTCGGCATTTCGTAAGTCATAATACCTAAAATACTGGTTGCCAATGGCACCATAAGCACTGTTCAGTTGGATCTTACGAGCCATCTGGATGTTGTTGTACTTACTGATCGCCTTGGTCAACTCCTGGGATGGATTCTTTTCATACTCCTGCTTTGCCATCAGCATGAGTTTCTTAGACTGCACACGTTCATCATAGATCTTCTGCATCATCTCAGGCAGGAAACCATGGATGTCCTTACGGTATTGTGAACCGTTGGCACAGGTTGCATAGTCTGGATTGATGGTCAGTTCTTTGTTGAGGATCCTTTCAACAGATGCGCTGGGATGTCTTTTCTCACAGAGGGTCTCTGGTGAGATATTGTACTGCATAATGAGGTGAGGATAAAGACTATTAAGGTCAAAAGACACAACCCAGTCATACCTTCCAGGAATCGGTTCCTTGACGTATGCTCCTGCATATTTTTCATTCTTGCTACTTCTCTTTGCTGGGGGAACAACGAGATTACGATCTCTGAGGAAATTATAGATCAAAGTATCCCACATGCGTACCTGAAAGTACACATCCTTCATATTAACCTTGGCGTCATATGCAAGAGCAATGGCAAGATCGATGAGTTTCATCTTCTCTTCAAGGCGTAGAACAAGTTCCACGTCAACGATGTTGTAGTCGATGAACTTCTGCCAGTCACGAGTGTAGAACTCCTTGAAGTTCTCAAACTCACTGTGATCCAACTTGTTCTGCCCAAGTTCTACGAAGGCAATGTGGTCAAGGCGATAGGATTCTTGGTTGGTGTATGTAAACTTCTTGTACAGATCAAGGTAGTCCAAGACATTGATGCCAAACATGTTGTACACGATGTTTGTGCGACCCTTGATCTCGATCTCCTCACGATGGACAATGCCCCAGGGAGACATCATCTTCATCTCTCTGTCACCGAACAGGCGCTCCAGACGACCGCAGATGTACGGTACGTCATACAGTTCTACATTCCACCCCGTAAGAACATCTGGGAAAGAATTAACCCAATGGTCAAGAAAACTACGAAGCAGATGTTCCTCATCGTCGCATAAGATATACTCAACGTCTTTGCGATCCGTGTCATAGGGTCGAGTGCCCCATACTTTAATCCGTTTTGTAGCATAGTCCTGGATTGTAATGCTGAGAAGAGGTTCCGCGCATTCCTGCACGTTAGGGAAGCCATTCTCACATGCCACCTCAATATCAAGAGATGTAATCTTAAGACTTTTAAGGTCATAGTCAACCTCACCAGGAAACTCTTCCGAGATGAACTGGTAGAGGTAGCGGTCATATCCATGGACATCGAACCCTTCTACGTCACGATACTTATCGATGAACCCTCGTGCCTCACGAACAGATTCAAACTTGACAGGTTTTGCATACCGACCATCCAAGGTCTTGTGCTGGGTCTCCTTGTCGGTGACGACAAAAAGGGTCGGAGAGAACTTGAACTTACGTTGGATACGCTCCAGAAGACCTCCAGGACCCTCCTCGTAACCGATGTAGAGCAAGTTGTCACCGACCAATTGGACGTTGGTATAAAAACTCATTTAGTCACAGATTCATACTTAGCACGGATCTCCTCCGTGGGTTCCACTATTGTAGCAAGCGTCTCGGAATATAGCAAGATGTCCGTGTCCACTGTATGAAGTGGCCAAGGGTTCAGGGTGCCATCATCGTTGACTAGATAAGGATCCTGCAGGTGGCAGGATGGTTCTGCATCCAACTGCTCAACCTTGCTGATCAGGGTCATCCCCGTTCTCAGAATCACCAAACATACTTCCATAATCATCCTCCAAAATTTTCTCTGCTTCTGCAAATAATGTATCTAAATCAAGTTCTTCTTCACATGCACCAGCAATCATTTCTTCATGCCTCTTGAAGTTCTCTTCGTAGAACTCTTCTTTGATTGCACTTAGATATTGCTCTGCAATAGAATCCAACGGGTCATATGCAGTAAGTACGTGGTGAGATGGGAGAAAGAAGTCTTTCTCTTTACTCAGAGGTGCCCAAGGGAACCAAGAAACTTGATATCCCTTCTCCCTATCAATCACAATACCACCATCGACATTGGATACAATATCCAATCGGAATGGTTTATGCAGATGAAACCCGATCGGTTGCTTAGTATCTGGGTCCATCATCTCCTGCACTTCGCAGATGACTTCCTCACCAGATTTCAATAGCAAAAGTTTTACACTCATTCAACGTCACCGCCCATCTTACGAACATTCTCAATGTATGTATCACGAAGACTAGGAACTGGTTCCAGGATCGTTACGACGTAAGAAGGACTGACTGCAATACGAACATCAGAAGTCAAAGCATTCCAAGGTTCATAGTTGACCTTAACTTCAGGATCAGTGACCAGTCCAGTGCCATCCAGTTTCGGTTGACTGTATGTGACTTTGTAGGGATAGTTGAAAACGTATGCCTTACGCTCGTTGGTATCCTTATCTACTGCCTCTTGCAGGTCAGTCAACACACTCTCACCAGTCATGGTGACAATAACTTTTACTCTATCAGCGTTTACCATAGTGGAAATAGTTTTATAAAGATTATAAAAGAGGGACTGACATATGTCAATCCCTCTTATTCTAGCACGTAATCTTACAGGTAGTCCTTACGTGCGTGGTGCTCAGGGACGTGCTTTCTGAGTGTAACTGACAGAAGACCATCCTCAAAGACAACACTATCAACCTTCCAGTCCTCAGTGATCGTCCAGGATCTAGTGAAGCTGCGTTGAGCTACACCCTTATGACTGTACTTGGTTTCAGTTTCTTTGTCTTCCTTCTGTCCTTCTACAAACAGTTTGCCGTATTCGGTATAGACAAGAACTTCCTTCTTCTTGAATCCCGCAAGAGCGATTTCAAGTCTTGTCTCTACGTTACTTACCTGAGCAACATTGTAGGGTGGATAGTTGGCAGTTGTAGAATGTAGTGTGTTAATTCTATCAAACCAATCATCATACCCAATAGCATTTCGAGCAATCTTGTCCATCAAACCAGACAGATCACCCGCAGTCCAGCGTGTGACTTCCATATGTGGTACTCCTTTAAAAGCGAGTTTACGTTGTAAGGATCCTTTCGGCATCCAATACTATTTAAACACAAAGACATAAAAAAAGGAAGGGGGAAAACCCTTCCTCTTTGTTCGGTTATCAGGACTCTTCTTCGTCGTCCACATCATCTTTAGGACTGCCGTGGATGGGATCTTCCTTCCACTTCTTCCATTGAGAATTGTCTTTCTCCATACCGATAGATGGATAGCTGAGCATCTTCATCTTGCACAAAATATTGTAGTTGTCGATAATGTTTTGAAGGATCAAAACATCCATTTGAGGACCAGCAGTTTTTAGAATGTAATCAGCAACTGTAAGATTAGGAAGAAGCTCATTCAGATAGTAAAGGAATCCTTCACGCTTCTTACCATCTCCCACATAGTTATCAACGAAGTGGTAGGTTGCAGCAAGACCAAGGATCATGCCGCCATTAAGAGGCGAATTCCAACTGTTGTCATCTGCTGCATTGTGAACTTTATACAGATCAATTGCAGTCTTCGTGAGAGTATTGCCGTACTTGGTGATAGAAACTTTCAGCTTGTCATAACCATGGACGGCGTTGCTGCCATCATCGGGAGCACCGATACCCTCAACATGAACATTGAGACTTTGGAAACTCTCTTCGACATCGAGAGCATACTTTGCACCTTGAGCAATATCAGAACGCAACTTTGCGACTGCACTTACAGTGTTCCTCAAAGAGTTGAAACGCTTGAAGTATGCCGCTTCTGCTTTCTCGCACTGAGCAATGGTGAAGTCAGAGGGGTGGTATTGAATCTGACAAGGCAGTTCAAAGTTCTCTGGATCCTCAACATAGGTTGCTGCGAGGACTGTCGTGTGTTGTCCATCGACAACCATCTTGTCACCGTTTGGACGTTGGAAGACCGAGAGAGGCTTAACAAGAAGGGGATCAAACTCCTTCGCTTTCTTGATAAACCCAAGGTTGATCAACCTCTGATACTTGGGATCAACGTTAAGGTCTTTGATGGGAACGTATACAACTTCCAAGAACTGTTTACGTTCAACTTTCTTTCTTACTCCTGAAATACCCTGTGCGATAAATCCAGCAACAAGGGACAGGACATTCATAACCGCTTCAAGCGGCTTAGTCAGTTTAGCCATGGGATTTCTCCGTAGTGTTTTTGCAGTTCCTAGCGGTGTTTCACGCCTTACGGAACTGATATATTTATAGCACAAAAAAAGACCCCTGTCAAGGGGTCTGTAGGGTGTTCCGACTTGTAGAGTGACCGCACGAAAGGTCACATGTCTATTTATGCTGCAGTGGTCGGTTTCTTACCGATGTTGTACTTGCTTTCCAACGTCCACTCACCCTTCTCTTTGTACGAAAGAACTTTGATCTGACTAAGTGGTGCAACATCAGCAACACTTTCCTTCACTGTGATAGTGATCAGACCCCAGTCCGAAAGCAACTGCACAATGCGATTGCGACGCTGAACATCATTGATGCTCAGGTTTGCTTTCTTACCATCAAGAGCAAACAACTCTTTGAAGTGAACGATATAGTAACGACCCTGCTTGTGTAGGATGTGGCAGGATTGATACAGTTTCTTTTCTTTACGGGAGGCAACTCCGATTCTAGTTAGTGTCTCACGAACCTTCAGAAAATCATCTGGTTCTTTGAGACTCACCTCCACCATGCTGTCAGCGGTCCATTTGACCTCTTCAGAGATCGCAGTCATCTTTTTCCTCCCATGTCATATTTGTTTCTAAGGATTTCAAGTTGGGTTTTGGTAAGAAGATTAAGGGCGATCTTTGCTTTCTCGTTACTATAACCATAGTGCCGTTTAACTAGATCCAGATCTGCGATCTGTTCTTTCTTCAACCAAGGCGAGAAACGTTTACGTTTTCTCAACGTATTTATATAGAATTGATACTGCATGTCCTTGTCGAGATGAGCGTTGAGGTTCATCTCGTTTGCAAACAGGATGGCATCAATCTGTCCAGACAGACATCTATTGACGATGTAGGGAGGGTAGGAGGAGATACAGTCAGGATCCTCCTCCAAGTAGTTTTCTTTTGTGTGGTTAACAGAGTTGAGCCAGTCTTTAAGTTCTTTCTTCATAAGAATGTTCTGATCGGACCAGTAACTCCAGTTCTGTTGCTGTTGATTCTGTAGATGCATACAGAACCATTCTTCAATGTCACATGCACTTCATCACCATTGATGATTGCTGTCTGAGAGTTTGGGCAGAACGTTGCCATTCCCCCACGTCTCGTGTGATAAAGTTGACAGTACCCGCTAGGGAGTACACGAACCCCTAAACTTCCCATAATTAGTTAAAATCAATTCACGACGTTGTTTCTGATCCGACATGTATGTACCTGTGGATCTCATAGTATAAGTGTGCTCGTAATCGTACTGACACCACTCAAGGAATCTCTCGATGATATCAGGGTGATCGTTATAGGAGATCATGACGTTGCATAGACA